CCCGGCCGCGAATCCCCCGCGAAATCAAAAAGGCCGCTTTTTGCCGCAAAATCTCGCAAAATCTCGCCAAATCTCGCAAAATCTCGCTAAATCTTTGCTAAATCTTTGCTAAATCTTAATTATAGGGCTATATGCTCATGTTTTGGCTTGTGAGAGCAGAGTCACCCAAGCGGGTAAACTTATAAGCAAAGGTTATTGCTGCTCTTAGAGACGAAAATATAGGCTTTAAACGATATAACCACATTTAAAAGAAAGGACAATATGCAAAAACAAAACGGTGGCAGACCCACAATTTTACCTAAGATGTATGAAGAACCGCTATTTAGTCAAATCATTGATAAAATTGAATCAGGCTGTAATGACAGAGAAATCTACACCAGTTTGCATTGTTCGGCTAAAACTTTTAGAAAGTGGCGAGATGACAATATAAAGGCGTATGACGAAGCTAAAAGCATTGCTAGGGGAAATCTATTAGAACTAGCTGAGAGTGCCTTAGCGAGCAAACTGACGGTCAGAACGCTAAAGGAAACAGAAACAATCTATGACGCTGACGGAAACGTTGAAAAAGTAAAGGTTAAAGAAAAAGAACTGGATAAAGACAGCTTGGTAGCGATGATGGTTGCTAAGGCTGGTAACCCTGAACTTTATAACCCTACTGAATGGCGGAGATTGCAACAGGAAGAATCAAGCGCTCATGACCTTAAGGCTAAAATCGAAGAACTTGATGACTATAAACTAAGTAAGTACGAAACACCAGAAATTAAAGCACCAGAGGGATTTGAATGAAACAATATTGGATAATTGAAGACCATTTAGACGGAGGGCTTTATATAATGCCAGAAGATGCTTCAGAAGATGAATTAGAAGAAGTTGAAGATACTTGTGATGAGTGTGGAGACTTTGATTCAGTTATTGGTAAATTTTCAAACTGGAATCAACTAAAAAAAGAAATGACTGATGTTAAAGATTGGTGTCCATATTCAGATGAATATTTGAAATCACTATTTGAATAGAAAGGTAATGAATGTATTATTTGAATAAAATGTTGGAATACAACAAAGAAAATGGCATTATTATTAATAAGTACATTCGTAAGACTATTCAGAAGCAAATACGTATTCACAACAAGTATATTTATCGTTATGATAGAGTTACTCAAGCTATCGAGTGGATAGAGGATAACTTTTATCTAACTACTGGAAATTTGATGAAAATTAAGCTACTACCTACGCAAAAATATTGGTATGAGTTAATGTTAGGCTATGATATGATTGATGAAAAAGGCGTTCAGGTCAATCTAGTTAATGAAATTTTCCTTAATCTAGGCCGTGGATCAGGTAAGTCTAGTTTAATGGCTACGCGCGTGCTTAACTGGATGATTTTAGGCGGACAATATGGCGGAGAGAGCTTAGTTATTGCGTACGATAACACACAGGCTAGACATGTATTTGACCAAGTTCGGAATCAAACGGAAGCAAGCGATACATTAAGAGTGTACAATGAAAACAAGATTTTCAAGAGTACGAAACAAGGGCTAGTGTTTACTTCTTTTAAAACAACTTTCAAAAAGCAAACAAATGATACTTTGCGAGCGCAAGGTGGTAACAGTTCACTCAATATATTTGATGAAGTTCACACCTATGGCGAAGATATAACAGAATCAGTCAATAAAGGGTCACGACAAAAGCAAGATAACTGGCAAAGTATTTACATCACTTCTGGCGGACTTAAACGAGACGGTTTATATGATAAACTTGTTGAACGCTTCAAATCAGAAGAAGAATTTTACAATGATAGGTCGTTCGGCTTGCTTTACATGCTAGAAAATCATGAGCAGGTCAAAGATAAGAAGAATTGGACTATGGCTTTACCGCTTATTGGTAACGTTCCTAAGTGGTCAGGAGTTATTGAAGAGTATGAACTTGCGCAAGGCGATCCAGCGTTACAGAATAAGTTCTTAGCGTTTAATATGGGCTTGCCTATGCAGGATACAGCTTACTACTTCACTCCACAAGATACTAAACTAACAGAATTCAATTTATCTGTATTTAATAAAAATAGAACTTATGTCGGAATTGACCTGTCCTTAATTGGCGATTTAACAGCTGTATCGTTCGTTTGTGAGTTAGAGGGTAAAACTTACAGCCATACACTTACTTTCTCTGTACGGTCGCAATATGAGCAACTGGACACAGAACAGCAAGAGCTATGGACTGAATTCGTTGACAGGGGAGAATTAATCTTACTTGATACGGAATACATTAATGTAAATGACTTAATACCATATATTAATGACTTTAGAACTAAGACAGGGTGCAGACTTAGAAAAATCGGATACGACCCAGCTCGCTATGAGATTTTAAAAGGGTTGATTGAGCGTTACTTTTTTGATAAAGATGGAGATAACCAAAGAGCGATTCGACAAGGTTTCTCAATGAATGACTATATTAAACTATTAAAATCTAAGCTAGTCGAAAACAAACTTATCCATAACCAAAAAGTTATGCAATGGGCTTTAAATAATACTGCTGTTAAAATCGGACAAAGCGGGGACTATATGTATACAAAAAAACTTGAAAAAGATAAAATTGACCCTACTGTTGCTTTGACAATGGCTTTAGAAATGGCGGTGTCAGATGAAGTATAACGTTGACACAGTTCGAGAAAGTGGTTGGTACAATAAAAAAGAATGGTTGGCAGTCCGTGATTATGTAAGACAACGCGACAAAATGACTTGCGTAAGATGTGGTGCATTCGGTGCTAAAAAATACGAAGTAGACCATGTTATAGAACTAACTTGGGAAAATCTTGATGATTGGAAAATAGCGCTGAACCCTGATAACCTACAACTCCTTTGTAAGTCTTGCCATAACAAGAAAACAGGCGAGTATAAACGAGGGAAGGGCGTGAGTTTATGGTAGAAAGGGGAAAAATTGAACTTATTCGGAAAAGTAGTAACATTTTCACGTGGAAAACTAAACAATGATACTCAAAGAGTTACAGCATGGCAAAATGAAGCGGTAGAATATACAAGTGCCTTTGTGACTAATATTCATAATAAAATCGCTAATGAAATAACAAAAGTAGAATTTAATCATGTAAAATATAAAAAATCTGATGTTGGTTCTGATACTTTGATTAGTAAGGCAGGTTCTGATTTAGATGAGGTCCTCAATTGGAGCCCTAAGGGCGAACGTAATAGCATGGAGTTTTGGCAGAAAGTAATTAAAAAGTTACTATGCACGCGCTATGTTGACCTGTACCCTATATTTGACAGTGAAACGGGCGATCTATTAGACTTGCTCTTTGATAACGATAAAAAAGAATATAAGCCAGAAGAGTTAGTAAGACTTATCAGTCCTTTTTATATCAATGAAGACACAAGTATTTTAGATAATGCTCTAGCTAGTATTCAAACTAAGCTGGAACAAGGTAAATTGCGTGGCTTGTTGAAAATTAATGCCTTTCTTGACATTGATAATACACAGGAGTATCGAGAAAAAGCCTTAACAACAATAAAGAATATGCAAGAGGGTTCGAGTTACAACGGTTTGACGCCAGTTGATAACAAGACGGAAATTGTAGAACTTAAAAAAGATTATTCTGTTTTAAATAAAGATGAAATTGACCTTATTAAATCTGAACTTTTGACAGGTTACTTTATGAATGAAAATATTTTGCTTGGTACTGCTACGCAAGAACAACAAATTTATTTTTATAACTCTACTATCATTCCTTTACTGATTCAACTTGAAAAGGAAGTGACTTATAAACTGATTTCAACAAACCGCAGACGAGTGATTAAGGATAATTTATATTATGAACGTATAATTGTAGATAATCAGCTATTCAAGTTTGCAACTTTGAAAGAATTAATTGACTTGTACCACGAAAATATTAACGCTCCTATTTTTACACAGAATCAACTTCTTATTAAAATGGGCGAGCAACCAATTGAGGGCGGAGATATTTATGTCACAAACCTTAATGCAGTTGCTGTTGAAAACCTAAGTGACTTACAAGGCAGTAGAAAGGACGTAACAAGCACAGATGAAACTAATAACCAATAGTGCTGAAATTAAAGTAACTGAAAACGAGGACGGTTCTAAGTCGTTCCAAGGCATTGGGTCAGAAGTTGGTGTAGAGAACCTTAATGGTATTATCTTGACTCCTAACTGTATTGAGTTTGCTAGAGAACGATATCCATTGCTATATGAACATGGTGCTGGATCTAGCGAAGTCATCGGGGACGCAAAAGTTTACTATGATTTGGCTTCTAATAAATACCTGACTGACTTTACGCTTTATGACAATGCACCAAACATTAACAAGGCTGTTGAAAATGGAGCGTTTGATTCACTATCAATTGCCTATTACATCACAGATTATACTTTTGATGATAATGACGCTCTAGTTGTAAATAAAGCACAGTTTAAAGAAATTTCTCTTGTTTCAGTACCAGCAGACCCTAACGCAAAATTTATTCAAAATGCCTTAGGCGAAGAACTTACAGAAGAACGCAACAAAATTATTGAAAGCCGTAACGCTTTGAAAGAAATTGAGGATATTAAAAAGAAATATGAATAAACCAGATTTAATTGAAAAACAAAACCGCTTAGCAGAACTTAAAGAAAATAACGTATCTTTAAAATCTAAAATTAGTGGCTTTGAAGTAAAAAACGCAATTGAAGACTTGCCAAAAGTACAAGAATTGGAAAAAACACTTTCAGAAAATTCAATTGAAATCATCAAAATTGAGAACGAACTTAACGCACAGGAAGAAAAACAAGAAGGAAAATCTAAAATGACAAACTTTATTGAATCACAAAACGCTGTAACAGAATTTTTTGATGTATTGAAAAAGACTTCTGGAAAATCAGAAATTAAAAACGCTTGGAATGCAAAACTTGCTGAAAATGGTGTAGCTATCACAGACAAAACTTTTGAGCTTCCGCGTAAATTGGTTGAGTCAATTAACACAGCTTTGTTAAATACTAACCCAGTGTTTAAAGTCTTCCATGTTACAAATGTTGGTGCTTTGCTTGTATCACGCTCATTTGGTTCAACTGATGAAGCACACATCCACAAAGACGGACAAGCAAAATTAGAACAGGATGCGACACTCACTATTGACACTCTTGAACCTGTAATGGTTTATAAATTGCAATCACTTGCTGAACGTGTTAAACGACTTCAAATGTCATATTCTGAACTTTACAACTTGATTGTAGCAGAACTTACACAATCTATCGTAAACAAAATTGTTGACCTTGCTCTTGTTGAGGGTGACGGAACAAACGGTTTTAAATCAATCGAAAAAGAAGCAGATGTCAAAAAAATCAAAAAAATTACTACAAAAGCCAAATCAGCTGGCAAAACTCCATTTGCTGACGCTATTGAAGAAGCGGTTGACTTTGTTCGCCCTACTGCTGGACGTCGTTATTTGATTGTTAAAACAGAAGACCGTAAAGCCTTGTTAGATGAGCTACGCCAAGCGACTGCAAATGCTAACGTTCGTATTAAAAATGATGACGCTGAAATTGCTTCAGAAGTTGGAGTAGATGAAATCATTGTTTATACAGGTACAAAGGCTGTTAAACCTACTGTATTAGTAGACCAAAAATATCACATTGATATGCAAGACCTTACTAAAGTTGATGCCTTTGAATGGAAAACTAATAGCAACATGATTTTGGTTGAAACACTAACAAGCGGACACGTTGAAACTTATAACGCTGGTGCAGTAATTACAGTAGCATAAGAATAAAATGGAGGAAGTAAATGATAGATTATATTAAAGTCTATTGTGGTATTCCGATTTTAGTAACAGCTTATGATAGTAAACTTATCTTATTCCGTTCAATAGCTATTAAATTGCTAGAAAAAAATGGTATTAAAGCTGACGAAACAAGTGTATTAGTGAAAGACTTTATCTCTTGTTATTGTCGGCTTAATATTGTTGATGAACCAGCAGAACAATGGCGAAATGCTGAAATGAAACGTTTGGCTTCTTTGCAAGAGTTAATGTATTATGGAGGTATTTAATGATATTTTCACAAGTAACATTGCAAGTTGAAACGACTGTTAAGAAGAAGAACGGTGCAGAAGCTAATGTTATAAAGCCTATCGTTTTACCAGCAGTTAAACAGAGAATTAGTCAGTTAAGACTTGATGAGTTTTCTATGATTGGACTAGGTAAAAATGTAAGATACGAGCTTAACGGAATCGGAGAAATGGAAGACTTAATTTTCAACTATTTCTTGGACGAAAAAGGCGAAACTTTCAAGCGTACAACATGGGAAAGAAACCCTAAAAATAACAAGATGATTTTAGAGGGGGTCGTGAGCAACGGACTATGAAAGATTATAAATTTTATAAAAATGATTATTTAGTATTTTCTGACGGTAGAGTTTATAGTTTTAAAAGTCATAGATACTTAAAACCCTCGTTTAATGCCTATGGTTATTTAAAACTTAAAATAAATGGCAAAAACGTCCCTCTTCATAGAATTGTTATGGAAGCTTTCAAAGGTTGTTCTGATTTAACCGTTGACCACATAGACATGAACAAGTTAAATAATGATATTTCTAATTTAGAATATGTTACACGCTCTGAAAATAGTCGTAGAATGAATGAAAAAACTGGAGGAACTATTTCCGATAAATTTAGAAAGAATTGCATAAAAGCACGTTCTAAATCAGTAGTTTATAACGGTAAAGTGTTTAATTCAGGGGCAGAACTATGTAGGAAATTAGGAGTAGAACGACACGCTGCAAGTTTAGCTATACGACATAATACTAGATTAAAAGGTCATTATGTTCAATTCGGGAACGAGGTAAGTAATGGAATTTGATTCTTATATAGATTGGTACAACAATTTACTTACAATGCCTCTAAATGACGTTATTTTAGGCGTTAAGGACACGATAAAAGACAAGACGGTATATTTATCACTTAGTGATTCAAAGGTGCTTAAAATGGATAATACGAGCTTTGTCATGGGTTACTATTATCAAGTTGTTTTATCTGTTAAAGATGTTGACGATGAACTTGTAGGACTAGTCGGAGATGTTTTGCGAAACGGTTGGAATATGACGAACTGGTCAGAGAATAGCCATTTGTACAATTATACTGGTACTGTTTATTTGCCTTGTGGCGCAGGTGGTCAAGCATGGCAATGAATTTACTTAATACATCAAGCATAGCTAAAGAAATGCAAACTAAAGTAACAGAACGCATGGGCGATTGGTTTGAAGCAGAGTTTAAGGCGAAAGCAAATAGCGCAAGCCGAAGAACTAGATTAATCAGAAGCCACGGTCATACCTATACTTATGCAAGATATCAAAATACTGGGCAATTGTCAAGAAACTTAAAGCAAGTTAAAAAAGGCGATAAAGTAGTAGTAAACGCAGGGACTAGAGCTAATTACACTAGCGGTTATCATGGCATGTATTTCTTAGTTGAAAAAAAAGGTATGCAAGACGTCAAAACAACATTGAAAAAAGGCGCTAACTATGCTAATTCAATGAAATTATAGAAAAGAGAAAAAAATGAAATTAGATTATAATTCACGTGAGATTTTCTTTGGTAATGAAGCTCTAATCGTAGCTGATATGGCTAAGGGGAGTAACGGAAAACCAGAGTTCACTAGCCATAAAATTGTAACTGGTTTAGTATCAGTTGGCGAAATGGAAGACCAAGCGGAAACTAATAGCTATCCAGCTGATGACGTACCAGACCATGGAGTTAAAAAAGGCGCTACCTTACTTCAAGGAGAAATGGTATTTATTCAAACAGACCAAGCGCTTAAAGAAGACATTTTAGGTCAACAAAGAACAGCAAATGGCTTGGGTTGGTCTCCTACTGGCAATTGGAAAGCGAAATGTGTTCAGTATCTTATTAAAGGGCGCAAGCGTGATAAAGTTACAGGAGAATTCATTGACGGTTACCGTGTAGTTGTTTATCCAAATTTGAGACCAACAGCAGAAGCTACAAAAGAATCAGAAACAGATTCAGTAGACGGTGTAGACCCTATCCAATGGACTTTAGCAGTACAAGCAACTGATTCAGATATTTATTTGAATGGAGATAAAAAAGTTCCTGCTATTGAGTATGAGATTTGGGGAGAACAAGCTAAAGACTTTGCCAAGAAAATGGAAAGCGGATTGTTCATCATGCAACCTGATACAGTTCTAGCTGGTGAAATTACACTTGTAGCTCCTGTTATTCCTAATGTAACTACTGCTAGACGTGGAGGAAATGACGGAACAATCGTAGTACCTGCCACTTTGAAAGATTCTAAGGGCGAAACTGTAAAAGTAACGTCAGTTATTAGAGACGCACAGGGAAAAGTGGAAACAAATGGACAACTTGCACCGGGTGTCCATCTCGTAACGTTCTCCGCTGACGGATATAAAGATGTTACCGCAGGGGTTTCAGTAACTGACCATTCATAAGACTAAAAACTAATTAAGTAAAGGAATATATACACAAAATGGCAAAACAATTGAGTACAGCACGTAAATTTAAAATGATTACAGGTAAAGACCTTTTCCAGCAACAAAAAGCAATGGATACAGAACTTAAAAAAGAAGACGGAGAAATTACTGATGTAATGGAATTTGTTCAATATGGTTTATACTTGGCACTTTTTCAAGATAACATTGTAAAGGCTAAAAGTGACTTCTCTGACTTCCGTTCTAGCTTTGAGTTCGATACTGCCGGTAAAGGACTTAAAGAACTGGTCGAACTGTGGCAGAAAGAAATTTAATGAGCTGAAAGGACTGTAAATGATTTTAAAACATGCTATTAAATATTTAGAGCTAACTGGTTCAGACTTTATTACAGATTTAAAAGACTTTGCAGACCTACAAAATTCTTTTGTCGCTGGATATATTCCTGATGACTTTACAGAGCAAATGGAGAGCTTTACAGATAAGTTATTGATACTTTGGGTAGATTGTAACGGAGGACTGCAAAACGCCTTAGACGATAAAACAGAGCTTCCTACGACTAACGAGTTAATTAACATCTTCTGTAAAACTGTTTTTATTCAAGAAAAAGAGGAAACGGAAGACGAAATGGTCTTCTTTTCTTCTAGTTCATTGATTAAGAAAAAGAAAGATACTGTAAAGGAAAATAAAACCTTAGAACTTTTGACTATTTTAGGCAATAACGAAATTGATATAACACAGTTCATGGAAATGGAATTAGAACTTGTTTATAAAATAATTGAACTTATTGCAGAGAAGAAGAAAGAGGAAAAAGAAAAAGAGAAAAGGCGTAAAAGAAAGGGTATGTAATGGCAAGTAATGCAACGTTTGAGGTCGAGATATACGGCAATACCACGAAGTTCGAGAACTCACTTAAAGGCGTTAATACCGCAATGTCAGGACTTAGAGGAGAAGCTAAAAACTTACGAGACGCTCTAAAACTTGACCCAACAAATACCGATAAAATGGCGCAATTGCAAAAGAACTTACAAACGCAGTTGGGCTTATCACGTGACAAAGCAACAAAATTAAAACAAGAACTTTCTAGTGTAGACAAAAGTTCCCCAGAAGGTCAAAAGAAATGGCTACAACTTACCAGAGACCTAGGCACAGCAGAAACACAAGCTAATAGGCTAGAGAGCGAAATTAAGCAAGTCGAGGGTGCTATTAGTTCAGGCTCTTGGAATATTGAAGCTAAAATGGACACTAAAGGTGTCAATAGCGAAATTGAGGGCATGAAGTCACGCTTTAGCGGTCTTAGAGAAATTGCGGTTGGTGCATTCAGGCAAATTGGCTCAAGTGCTGTCAGTGCTGTTGGTAATGGCTTAAAAGGTTGGGTATCTGACGCAATGGATACTCAAAAAGCCATGATTTCATTGCAAAATACAATGAAGTTCAAAGGCAATGGGCAAGAGTTTGATTATGTAAGCAAATCTATGCAGAATCTTGCTAAAGATACAAATGCAAATACCGAAGATACTTTAAAACTTTCAACAACGTTCATTGGTTTAGGCGATACTGCTAAAAAAGCGGTCGGTAAAACGGAAGCATTAGTAAAAGCTAACCAAGCATTTGGTGGTACTGGCGAACAATTAAAAGGTGTAGTTCAGGCTTACGGTCAAATGTCGGCAGCTGGTAAAGTTACGGCTGAAAACATCAATCAGCTAACAGACAATAATACAGCTCTTGGCTCAGCGCTTAAATCGACCGTTATGGAAATGAACCCAGCGCTAAAACAGTATGGTTCGTTTGCTGGCGCTAGTGAAGAGGGTGCTATATCGGTTGAAATGCTGGATAAGGCTATGCAGAAACTTGGTAAAGCAGGTGGTGGAGGAGTAACTACTATTGGTGACGCTTGGGATAGTTTCAATGAAACATTATCACTAGCATTACTTCCTACACTTGACGCTTTAACTCCTATTATTAGTGGTTTAATTGATAAAATGAGCGGTTGGGGCGAAAGTGCTGGTAAAACTATAACAAGTGTTATTAAGTATTTTCAAGACTTGTTTAAAAAACTTCAAGAAAATGCAGCCACTTTAGCGTTTTTAGAGGCTTGGGATAACATAAAAAGCGCATTTGATTCCATAGTTTCTATTATAGGGAACGTCATAAATTCATTTCTTGGAATAAATAAAGAAACGACAAAAAATGCAACAAGTATAGATAACGTAGCAAAGAGCATAGCTATATTTGCTGGTAAATTTTCGGAAGTTACGAAAAAAATAGCTGATTTTCTTAAAAAAATTAGTGAAAGTAAAAGCATAATGGATGCTTTAAAAGGAACTTTAGTGGCTCTTGCTAGTGCATTCGTTGCTTTGAAAGTTGTTAATGGAATCATTAAGGCTTTCGAGATATATAATAAGATTGTTGAAGCTGGTACAATTATACAAGGTGCTTTCAATTCTATAATGGCTATAAATCCATTCGTGGCTCTTGGTATAGCTATCGCAGCTGTTGTTGCTGGTTTAGTTTATTTCTTCACTCAAACAGAAACAGGTAAAAAGGCTTGGGCTAGTTTCGTAGACTTCTTAAAGAGTGCATGGGACGGAATAGTTTCATTCTTTAGCGGTATGGGTCAATGGTTTTCTGATATATGGAATGGAGCAGTTGACGGAGCTAAAGGCATTTGGCAAGGCTTAGTTGATTGGTTCAGCGGAGTTGTGCAAGGTATTCAAAATATTTGGAACGGAATAAAAGGGTTCTTTACTACCTTATGGACAACTGTTGTTACTGGTATTCAAACAGCATGGGCAGGAGTTACAGGGTTCTTCACAGGGCTATGGGACGGAATAGTAAATATCGTTAAAACTGTATTTACAACTATCGCAACTTTAGTAACAGGAGCTTATAACTGGTTCGTTAAAACTTTTCAGCCTTTAATTAGTTTTTATCAATCTATATTTGGTTTAATTGGTTCGATAATTAACTTAGCTTTTCAACTTATCTTGGCTGTGATTCGTGGCGCTTATAAATCAGTTCTTGTCGCATGGCAAGGCCTATCAGCTTGGTTTAGCGGAATATTTAATGTTGTTAAATCAGTAGTTTCAATAGCATTTAGTGCAATTGGTAGTTTTGCTTCTAGTGCTTGGAATTTAGTTAGGTCAGTATGGAGCGAAATTACAGGTTTCTTTGGTGGAATATTTAATTATGTTCGTGGTATTGTTAGTGGAGCATTCAGTGCAATCGGTAGCTTTGCTAGTTCAGCTTGGGGAGTAGTTTCATCAATATGGAGTGCAGCTTCAGGTTTCTTTAGTGGAATATTTAATTCGGTTCGTAGTGTAGTTAGTGGAGTGTTCAATTCTCTTGGTGGCTTTGCTTCAAACGCTTGGAGAGCAATTTCAGATGCCTTTAACGGAGTAGGCAATTTCTTTAGTGGAGCTTTCAACGGTGTCAAAAGTACAGTTAGTGGAGTGTTCAGTTCTCTTGGTGGCTTTGCTTCAAATGCTTACAAAGCAATAACAGATGCCTTTAGCGGTATTGGAGACTTCTTTAGCAGGATATTTGGAGGAGTCAAGAGTACAATAGACAATGCTCTTGGTGGAGTTACGAATACAATTAACCATATATCAGGAGCGATTAATGGTATTTCAGGAAAGGTAGGCAAACTTTTCAAAGGTTCTATGGTAGTAGGCTTACCAGAATTTAATCTATCTTCTAGAGGTTACGGTTTGAGTACGAACAGCGTATCAAGCGACAACAGAACATATAACACATTTAACGTACAAGGCGGTGCTGGTCAAGATGTTTCTAACTTAGCACGTGCAATCAGACGAGAATTTGACCTAGGGAGGGCTTAGTGGTAAGACAGTATAAAATACATACCAACTTAGACGGAACAGATGATAAAATTTTGGACGTCACAAATGGAAAAGTTAGATTTTACCAGCCCTCTAATTTGGGGTTACAATCAACTAATAATATTTGGCAAAGTAATGGTATCGGAGTAATGGGAACACGCTCAATCAATCAACCTCAAATAGAATTCAAGTTGGAAACGTTTGGCGAAAGTTTATCAGAAAACTATCAATTAATGAAAGACTTCGTAAATGATATTCTTAGCAAAAAATTCGTTACACTTGAATATCAAACAGAAATTTTCCAGGTATATGCTGACTTAGCTTTAGCAGATGTCACAAAGACAGAGGGTTACGGTAAAAATGGAACTTTCAGCGAAAAGATAACTTTTGATGTAATCACAAAGTGGTATACTTACGAAAATTTAACTTTTGACAAAATACAAAATGGTAAAGTTATTGCTGGTAAGTCTAAAATTTATGGTGGATACAAAGGGAGTGAAACAGCTTTACAAAACTATAATAGACTGAAAGCTAGTCCTTCTTTGAATTTGCCTAACTTGAACTTGCTAGACGGTACTAAAGATTTTAGTGGAACTTGGTCAAGTATTTGGGTAACTGACGGGACATATAAAGGCTTAACTGTTAAGAAAAGAACCGCCAAATGGAGCGGCATTTATAAAACATTTACCGTACCAAAAGACGGTATTTACACTTTCTCAGCTTACGTTAAAAGTTCAGGAAGTTCGGCAAATATAATTAGGGTTGGTATGATAAATAGTATATCAAAACCAGCAGTACAAATAGGTAACAACTTTGACTGGATTAGAGATACCGTAACTTTAAATTTAAAAGCCAATGATAATGTAGGGTTTAGATACGAAATATCAGGCGATGGAACGGATTCAATTTTATGGACAGCAGGTCATAAGTGGGAACAAGGCTCAATCGCTACTCCTTGGATGCCATCAGCTAAAGAAGTCACAATAAATGATATAAGTGAATATTTTGGATATAACTATATAGCAAATCAAGCCTATACTTATTATGGAGAAACAAACATAGACCGTTTTAGTCGTTGGGATATAAAAGACGAAATATTTAGTTTTATGGGAATATTATATCCGAAACTACCTAAAACGCCTACTGGAGTTAGGTTTTTAGATGATATTGGAAATGAATATACTGCAATTGTATTTAAGACGGAACAGGCCCAGAATTACATTTTAATCAATACAGATGTAAATGATGAAATTTACCAAGGTTGGAACGGAACGACTTCATTAAATTTATTCCCTGTAATGGACTTTGAGCGATACAGAACACGTATAATCGAACACGGTCAAATGGAGTTAATCAACCTTACTAAGGCAGAGTTTAAAATCAAGAGAAAGGCGGACTTCGTTTAATGTTAGAAGCTAATGTTTATGATAACTTTAACCCTAATTATTATAATATATCTGATTTTACTCTTCCTAACGGTAAAAAAGACAAAAGAGGGCTACCAATACCAAAGGCAAGATGTCAAGTTATTAACTATGAGTTATGGGAAACAGGTTATCTTTACACTTCGTCAGCTACATTGACGGTTTCGGTAGAAGTTGGGGATATTGTTCAAATTCTTTTTCCTGAAGTTGTTCCAGTCGAGGAAACTCTAGGTAAAAAAAGAAACTTAAACTTAGATATGGTTTATCTTGTAACAAGTGTAGATGAAGGCAACAAAGCCACATTAAAGAACTATTTTTGGGCAATGATTGAAAGCCTAGATGTTCCGAATGCAATAACTAAAACGACAAACTCCGCTATCATTGATTATCTAATTGACCCTAATAAGAATGAGTTAATGAGCTATGGTTATTTCTTTAATTCAAGTATTTTCGCTGGGAAGGCTACAATTAACCGAAAAGCGGAAACTTCATCAGCTCATGACGTAGCTAAAAGGATATTTTCCAAGGTTCAATTTCAACCAACTACAACCATTCAACATGCTTCATCTGAAACAGACCCTAGAAACTTGTTGTTTATTAACTTTGCCTCAAGAAACTGGAATAGAAGTAGAATAACGACAAGGGTAGATATTAAACAAAATGTAGCAATGGACACGGAAACAATAGTAGAACGTTCAGCTTATAATTTTGCAGTCGTGTTCGTTAAAAGCTTAAATACAGACGACTATAAAGACCCTCCTAAAATGTATACAGCCAAAAACAACGGCGATGTCATTGATTATAGCACTTATGGCGGAGACGGAACAGACCTGCCAGAAGTAAGGACAGCTAAGACATTATTTTATGATAGAGATGAACACGGAAACCCTCCAGATATGTCTACTATTAAGGCTGAAATTTCTCCCTCTACAATCGTCACAAGGTTATTCTTTAATCAAAACGAACTATTGCCTTTGTATGTTAATGACTTGGTTGATATTTGGTACGAGGGCAAACTGTATTCAGGTTACATAGCAGACAGAGTCAAAAACGAGTTCAATGATAGACTTATTTTTGTAGAAAGTGGAGACAAGCCAAATGTTATATGAGTATGTAGCTACTTATGGCGACAAATATAGAATAGATAGCTTCACAGGGCATAGAGAGCTACGTAAAGACCACTTAGAACTTTTGTCAGGTAAAGTGTACTACAATAGCAAAAACACGCTTAGAATTGAAACTACGCTCTTATACGAGGTCGGTCAATTTGTATCAATTGGGGGCTATCCGTATGGTGGTAGAAAATTTAGATTGTTAGAGCTATCAATTACTGATAACCCAGTTTTAGATAAAGCGAAGATAATTTCAAGAAAGGTTAAAAATGACAATTAAAAACTTTACATTCTTTAGTCCAAACAGTACAGAGTTTCCAGTCGGTTCTAATAATGACGCAAAGTTATATATGATGTTGACTGGAATGGACTATGGAACAATCAGACGCAAAGACTGGTTAAACCCAACAAATATAGCTCTTAACATTCAATATGTAAACACATCAATCATTGCAGGCGGTAGGTATTTTGAACTATTGGATGAAACTGTTGCCTTAAAAGGTAATGCAGTCAATTATATCCATGCAAACATTGACTTAACACAAACAGCAAACCCTGTAAGTTTATCAGCCGAAACAGCAAATAATAGTAACCATGTTGATATTAACAACGGTTCTGGTGTTTTGAAAGTTTGTTTTGACATTATCAAAACCTCAGGAACTGGTGTAACAAGCATTGAACCAATTGCTCAGACTAGTATTTTTGATAGTGTCAAAAGCAGCAATATTTCTGTAAATGATATATCACTTACAGGCTCACTCAATGTTCCAACTCAAAAGTTGACGGTTCAGACTACAAATGGTTTGATATTGCAATTTACTAAAAAGAATGATTTAGTAATTGTCCAATTCCTTGGAGAGGTAAAAATTACAGCAAGTGGTCTAATTATGGGTGGAAAATGGGTAGATGGTCCGTACTGCCCTTCTGTTACTCAAAGTCTTATTGGTCATATTGCTGGGACAAATAACAGTTTCCATGTTGACCTAAACCCAGATGGTAGTATTACTTGGTGGGGTCCATACGTTGGTTATGACCCTGTGACAACACGTGGTACCGCAAGTTACTTTATAAAATAACAAAATAGAAAGCAAAATAAAATGGTAACTAGAATGATTTTAATAACTATCTTAATTTTGGCGATTCTTTTCGCTACGTGGGTCAAAGATAGAGAAGCGATGAACCCACCTTTCAAACGTAGACTTGTAATTGATTTGACGGTAGTCTTCGCGCTGTGGGTTTTATATGCAGTCTTCTACTTTACTCAAACTCCTTCTACTTCAGATATTGCCCAAATAGTAATTAATGTAAGTTTACTATACTTTGTAGGTCAATTTATTTATTTAATTGCAAGTATCAGCCCTATGTTTGCTGGTTTGGTTAAACTTCTCAAAAAAGAGGGAGTAAATATTCCAGAAGTGGAAGAAGAACAAACGGAGGATAAAAAAGAATGAATATAACTAATGCTGGTGTACGTGGGTATAATCCTACTGGGGTTGTAATTCACAATGACGCTGGTTCAAACGGTGCTAACGCTGGCTTCTACAATAACTGGTTACCTAATCATAACCCTGAAAATGGCTTTGCTCATGTTTATATTGGAAATGACGGAAGATTGCAGGCTTCTGACTTCTCTAATATGGCATGGCATTGTGCTAACTCATACGGTAATGCAAATTATGCCAGTTGGGAAGTATGCCAATCAGAGGGCGATTTGACCCAGTTCTTGAGAAATGAACAATCGGTATTAGATGATGTAGCTAAGTACATGAAACAATGGGGACTAACTCCTAATCATGATACTGTGAAGCTACATCAAGAACTATCAAGCACAAGTTGCCCTAGACGCTCCGTAGAAGCTCACGGTGGCACGGTAGAAAGCTGTCGCTCATACTTTATCGCAGAACTAAATAAACGCCTTACAGGACAAACTGGAGGCAATAACAACAACACAACAGAAAGCGGAGAAATTGAAATGTTTCTAATTAATTGTAAAGACACTGAAAATTGGTATGTATGTAACGGAGTTTCAGCACGACATATTAAAACAACTCGTATGCTTGGAGGTTTCCAAGGTAAATTTGGAGTAATCAAGTTACCAGAAACCATTATGTATCAAGACGAATTTGAAGCAGAGTATGGAAAAGTAGACTAATAAAAAAAGACAGCTTTATAGCTGTTTTTCTTTTGTAATTGAAGATATCCTACTTTCTATTTTTTAATTTACTATTTTACCAAGTCGCCCAAGCTGAACCACCTGAACCTTGATATATACTTACAGCTTTATCTAGATAAGCCTGTGGACTTAAATTAGATACTTGCCCATGTACGCTTTGATTAATCTGTAATAGTCCCCAGCACCCAATAGGGTTTTCAACATAAGGGTTACCGCTAGATTCCTTGTAAATAACATCAAGCCATTTACTAGCGCCTACTCCTGTCTTACTTGCTATGTAATTCGCTGCTATTTCAGGACTTACGCTAGACCAATCCGTTCCAATGTTGCCATTAGTTGCTGTATTTGGCACAACTTCTTGCTCCCTTTCGGCTTCAAGTTGTTCTCTTTCGATTCTGTCAGCTTCAACTCGTTGTTCTTCAAGTGCTTTCTCCTTAGCTTGTCTTATATGCTCATATTTTGCTTCCTCTTGCGTTTTAAACTCTTGGTCATATAATTGTGCCACAATATCATTAAAGCCCTTGTCAGCCTTTTTATGAGCGAATTGAATCAACGCTATACTTCTTATTGTATCATCTGTTAATATAAAAATTATTTCCACCTCTTTTAGATATATTTTGCATAGTGACCTTTTAATTTTCGGCCTACCCTTATTGATTCACAGCATGCATTCCTTTTTAAACCTAGATAATACGATAATTCGGTTGCACTGTCATAAATCGTTCCATTCCACAAAACTTTCTTTTTTTGATTTTCATGCATTGCATGAATTCCTGTGTTTCTTCCGTCTCTATGCTGTCTTTTTACATTTTCTGATAAAGTTACATATTCAAGATTTTCTAACCTATTATCTGTTTTGATTCCATTTAAGTGGTCGACGGTTAGTTCACTTTCTCCTTTAAAAGCTGACATGATAATTCTATGGACGAGCTCTATTCTTCCGTTTATAGATGTTTGCAAATAACCATAAGTTGAACTAAATTTCTTTTTCTTTAGACCATTTTTAGTTATTTTAAATACTTCGCCATTATCATGAACAATATAATTTGTTTTATATCTAGTTTTATTCATTTACTCTCCTTTTTATGCTTCAGTTGCTTACCTGATTAATAGCTTCAATAATATTATTGCCAGCATTTATTAGAATTTCATCACTTACAGTTACATTCTTTCTTGAAAATAGCTCGTTCTCAATCTTCACAAAGTGCATTGCTTTAGCTAAAAATTGAGCTGATGATTCATAATATAATGTTTCTAGTTCATCATCTGAAAGCTGTGTTAAATCATCGTTAGCAAAAGTTGTTAGTTTTCGCTTAATCTCTTTGCCATTTTCTTCTTCTATATAGTAACGCTTCATCTATTCATACCTCTAATTTCAAATTTTTCAATAATATACCGTTTAGAACCAAGCTCAAAGCTGACTAGATAATTATTAAAAGGGTCATTCTTGTTCAAGTCATTAGCAATCTTTCTAGCTGTTTGCTGTGGATATTTTGACCTATTAATCTGACTTGTGTATTCGTGTAGTATTATCTCATTGCCTCCCTTTGCATTCTACGCTTCAAACGTTGCTTATACAGGTATTCTTTGCTTGGCTTTAAGCTATATAATAACTCATCTAATAAGTCAAAGGCTTCTCCGTGATTACCTACATCGTCAATTTTTTTAAGTGTAAGCTCGTGCATTTCATCATCATTGAAAAACATAGTGAGATAAGGGAATGCTACGGTATTCGGTAGGCTCAAGCGTGATTTAGTTATTCTTATGTTAGGGTATTTGCCTGTTTCAGCTTTAACTTTTAGCTCAAACTGATTTATTGCGATACCTTGTTCTTCTAGCTTGCTAGTGATTCTTTCATATAATTCTTCGTTTGTCATTATGCTATAACCTCAATTATTTCTGTATGCTTTTTAACTTCATATCTTTGTTCTTCTGGAAGCAATTCATTCCATTTTAAAGCCTCTTTTTTATTATAAAACTTACGTGATTTAATTTCTTTTTCCAATATCCAAGATACTGTGTAGTATGTAAATTCATCTTTCATTATCCAATTACTCCTGTCTTTATGTTTAGTCTTTGCTGACTTGATAAGTGATATAAATTGCACCACTTACAGTGATAAGCTCTAACTGGTATCTTACAATCTTTCTTTTTCCTATGCTGGGCATTTGCTATTGAATATAAAGCGCCCATTTTTGTGTATTTGCGTTTTTTACACATATTATTCACTAGCTTTCTTAATCATTACTTGCTTATAAGCTATAATCGTTCCTTTAGACATAGCACTTTGGATTTCTCCTTGTTTAATAAACCCTTTTTGCTCTAATTGAATTACTTGTTTTGTTAATCCTTTTAATGTAAAGGCTGTTGCTACTTTAATTTTGTTCTTAGGTTTTCTGTTAAATAATTTCATTTATTTTTTCACCAAAACTTTCTATTTTCGTGTCTTCGTAATTAATTATCAAAAACACTCCACTCCTTAATCGTAAATAATTCAAAGCCATTTAGCTTACTTTGTTTTTCAATTTCTACTTGGTTTCTATCTAGGTCTATCAGCAGTTCAATTACAGGTCTACCATTATCAAGCCACCTGATGACTGTATTAGCTTTAAGACCGAAATACTTAGCACATTTAGCCTTACAGCTAAAGTGTAGCTCTTCTTCCGTCACAGGGTTATAAGCTACTACCTTTACAGCTTTTTGCGTTGCCATTGTTTAATCCCCTTTCTATAAGACTATGATATCAAAAAAAGTTCACACTGTCAAGCATAAACTTTATTTTCAATTATTTTATTCCTTCCCAGCGTTCAAAATCATTAGCTATATCTTGTATAAAGCCCATAATGTCGTCAGTAGTGTACTCTGTAAGCTCATTCTCGTTACTTAAGTTAGCAAGTTCTTTGGCATAGTCTAAGGCTTTTTTATAGTCTTTGTCGTAGCTTTCTCCCTCTTTCTTGCCAGCTCTCACTAGATACTTTAATACCTGCATCGTATTCCAGCCTACAAGCTCTTCGTAGTTAAAATTATGTTTCAAGTATTCGTTAAGTTCTATACCGTATTTATTAGCATAGTGCTTATTTTCTTTTAAGTTCATTAGATGTTACCTCCAAGCCATGTAATAAGCAACGTCGCAAGCATACCTATCCAAGTGATAGCGATAAGTGTAAAGCCGACACCTACAACTATCATTAAAGTTTTTACTGTATCTTTCATTTTGTTCTCCTCTTTCATAATTACATTCTATCAAATTGCTTTCACTTTGTCAAACATTAACTGTTCTTTGTCTTTCTAGTTTGATATAATTTATTCCAGTTTTTTATAAGTTCCAGCAATTCAGGTTCATTATATTCAGTAAACAGTTCAATCTGTGATGTACACCAGCAATGTAAACAGCGATCGCAACTATAACAGATGTTTGTATACCCTCTACAATCTTTGCAAACTCCTAAGTCATTACTCGTTGGAATATCGAAGCAATGGCAATATCTTTTGTCGTTAAAGTATTTACTCATCTATTTACTTCCTTTCGTTTTAATCAGGTCAACTAATGCAAAAAAGCATATAGTCCAATTCCGACTAGTGCTATTATAATAACTTTACCAATTATTGATTCAACATTCATTGTATCGCTCCTTTATTCTATATACTATTATAAGCTATTTCTTTTTATTTATCAAGCGATAAGTGCTATAGACCACTAATAAAATAATTGTTATTATAAACAGCGGTGGGATAAATACAGTTACAGCAAACCAAACAATAGAAACTAAAGTGTAGATCATGATTTTTAGTATTAGTTTACCAGCATGAGTTTCTTCAAAAGTTATATTCTCATCTGATGATGAATCATCTTCTGTTGAATTACCATAAAATATTTTGTCTTCATTTACTTCATACTGGTTTCTACAATAATCACATTTACCATTAGTAAAACTTGAAGCCCCACAGGTTACGCATTGTTTTAATTCCATTAGACAATACCGCCGTAGCACAAGTTAGGGTATTTGGCAATCATTTTACTACTTATAAAATCAAAGTTTTCTTTCCAAAAGTCAGGAGTCAACCCGTATAAACCGGTTATGTACTTAGTTGCATGGTCAAAATCACCATTAAGTTTATAAATTATTTCAATTTTTTCAAGTGCTTTTTCTTTTGTCATCATTTTTCCTCTTTTCTTAACTCGATGTATTAAGTATAATAAAAAAACTCTAAGCTGTCAAGCAAAAAGTTTTTATTGTTAATTATTTTTCTTTCAATTTATTCTTGAACCAGATGATTCGTTCTTTGAACCAAGCCTCAACTCCTTCAGGACGTAGCCATTTACCTTGCTTTACTCCGTTCTTTTCCATGAACTCAATCACTTTAGTTGGAGTTTCTGGGTCATCCCACATAGTATATTGTTTTGCTGAATTGAATTTACTAAACATTTCAAGTGTTTCGATGTAGCTATCTTTCAAAAGTTCCGTGTCAAGCAATTTTTGGGCTTTCTCAGCACGTTTAGCGAGTCGTTCGTTAGCTTGTTCCAGTTGCTCCTTTTGTCGCTGTAAGCTCAAGTTATGGTTGATATAAGCAATTTGCTGTGCATGTCTTCCAAGTTTGCCTTGCGTGTTAAGCTCAATCAGTTTAGCCATTCCCTCGCCAAGAATTTCATCAGGAACAAAGTTATATTTATATTTTTTATTTGTATTGCGTACATAGTTGTCAAGCGTTTGTTTAATTTTAAGTTTTTTGTGTAGCTCTCTTAATGTTGTCAATTTAATACTCCCTCATATATTTTACCAAACTTCAAAGCATTAATCTTAACTAACTGCTTCAAGTCTGATATAAATTGCTGTTCTCCGTCGAAGTCAAATGGCATTGATACGTTTTCCTTGATCCAAGTGAAAGCTCCGTCAAAGTCTTGTCTTAGTAAGCTCATTTTATCCACGATGTCGATAATTTGCTCTTTTTCCTCTGCTGTGTACATGAAACCAACTTTCCACTAGAAAGGTAAATCTTCCGTATTAACTTCAATCGGTTCAGAACCACCAAATAAGTCTTGCTTAGCTTGTGCTTGCTTTCCATTATCATCAGGGATAAATACTTTTTCAACTGTGGGGAAAACAAAGTTGTAATTTACGTATTCGCCTGATTCCTTAGCTTGTACACGACCGCTTATCGTTACTATGTCTCCTAATTGAATGAAGTCAGGCAAGAAAGCCGAACCGTACGCGACTTTTACGTTAGATCCCTTTTCTTTCTCAAACAATGGAACAGAAATAATTTTCTTGTCGCCTTTTGCTGTGCTTACTGTGCGTGTATTCTTTTCGTTCGCTTGTGCTGTAACTGTAATGATTGCCATTTTTTATTTTCCCTCTGTTGCTTTCCAAATTGTCATGATATCAAAGATTTCTTTTTTTGTCTTTGCTTTAAGTAGTTCCATATTAGGATATCCAAGTTCTTCAGCTCGTTTTAGTGCTGGCTGGATCTCTCTAAGTCGTTGCTTTTCTGCTTCAAGTTCTTTTTGCTCTTCTGTCATGTCAGGTAGGTCTTCATTTGCATAGATGTATAATCCTAAACCATGACGAGCGATTGCCTTAACCAGTCCACGCTGAATGGCTTTATTTACGTCCATAGAAGTCAGTTTTTCAACTGGGATAGATTGGTTTCGATAGTCCATTAAAGGCAAATACTCAATGTGTTCTAAGCCCTCAATAGTCATTCCAACTTTAACCCATGCCGTGCGACCGTCTGTGTGATAGTTTAAACCTTGTTCATTTTCATAAACTTTACTGTTAGCTTCAGGATAAACTTTTTTTACCTCAGACCAAGCAAATGCCCAACTCAAATAATCAAGGTTGTTTTTTTTACTTTTCTTGTCATTTACATTAATAACGCTTAGTGCTTCAAATACGCTCATTTTCTCCTCTTTCTACGATGAATACATCGCCTTGTCTTGTAATTTCAATATTATATTTGAGCATAGGCAGGATCCAACCTTTTTCCCGATAGTTCCACAAGTCATTTATTAAGCCATATAAGCACTCGTTAGGCCCAACCCTATACTTTACTTCGTTCATCTCTTCGAGCTCTTTAGATAGCTTTCTGACGCCTCTAACATAATGTTTACTAGCTTTTTCTTCTTTTTTTAAACTTTTGTAATTGCTTTCCATAAATGAACTCTCTAATATCTTCTTTCTGCTGTTTCTCATCTTTATCAGACCAGCCAACCTTTTGACCTTTTCGTTTGCCACTTTGATAAACTCGCCTGTTATCTTCTGGAAAGCCATTTTTATCGAAGTACATTCTAGCATATTCAAAGTAATTTAAGCTATTGATGTACTGCTGACTATCCTTTTTGTGATGATTAAGAGTTATCAATCGCCTTTCAGCTAGTGATTCAAAAGATGTTATCATACTTCTTCTTTATAAAAACATAAGTTTTCAAGTGCAACATACTCTTTGCTGTTTTTCTCAACTTCTTTCGCTTCATCAATACTAGCTGTTAATTGTGATTGTGCGCCAGTATAATATAAACGGTCCAAGCCACTAACATCAGAAAAAGTATGAAACTTAAATTTAGGTTCAATTACTACATAACCGTTGATAACAGCTTCAACCATTTTCAATTTATCAGATTTTACAAAAGCTCCACTTTTACAATCATCTCCGTCTGTTAAATTATATCCCCAACCAAAACGAGTGATGTGATAAAGTGCTTTTCTTTTGTTATCTTCATCTTCAAGACTACCAAAAGTTCCAAGAAATTCAGCTTGTTTTTGCGTTAATTTAACTACCATTTGTTAGTTCTCCTTTATTTCTATATATACTATTATACCAAAATTAATTATCGTTGTCAAATATTAGATGATATTTTTTCATTTATTTCTACTTTTAATTGTAACGCCCTAATCAATGCACGTTTAGAATAATCATTTTCGCAAGCTGTATGCAATTTTTTAGACTGTCTGACTAGAAATTCAGCACGATTTAGCCATACTTTAAAGAGCTCGTCATTGTGCCATTCTGCTTTTACCATTTCATCTAATGCACGATATAACCAGCCATAAACTTCTGCATGTAAATTAATAGCTTTGTTTTCGTAATTAATCATTTTCTATTACTTTACCTTGTCCTTTTGCTAAGTCTAAGAAAGCCTGTGCTGATTCTTTCGTTTTTTCGATTGGAGTTTCAACCTTTACTTTTTCCACTAGTTCGCTATCAGGTTCTTTTTTATCTTGTTCGATTGATGTAAAAGCTGAACCAACATATCCCCAAAGAATTTCATTATTAAATGCAAAGTTTCTAGCAAATACTTTCATGATAGAATATCTGTTTTTAGTCTTACTATTAATTTTAGGCGACATAGTGAAAGCTATCTCGTACCAAGATGGAATTGTCGTAGCTCCCAATATATGGCTTGGAATGATGCGAAAATCACGCTCTGTCAAAGATTGTTCTCCGGACTGTTTTCTAGCATGCGCTACAACCATAAACGTAACATACTTATCGTGTTTCATATCTAAAGTGTTTCTAAGGTTTGTAATTCCTCTTAGGACTTCTGCCATTGGTTGATTTGCGTTAATTATATCGTTGTCATCTAACAAGTCTTTAAGAGGGTCTAGAATAACAAGTCCAATGTCTTTTTCTAGTATGAAGTTATATAGCTCTCTAAGGCCTACATTGTGCTTTTTCCCTTGGCTGTCATATTTCCATGTATCAAGTTTAAAAGCTCCACCGTGTAAAAAATATAAGTTATCAGGACTATCTCTTCTTGAACCTTTCAAGCGTTGGTGCTCTGTCAGTCTGCTATTCTCGTTCTGAATAAATAACACGTTAGTTTTAGTTGTTTCTCTGCCAGCGAACGGCTCTCCTAGTGCCATTGCCTGCGCTAAGTCTTGCGCTAGTGAGGACTTCATGCTCTTCTCACTACCTGTTATAAGACCAAGTGAACCTTTAGGCAAAATATCTTGTACATTCCAAAGCAAACCGCCTGAAAAGTCTTCTGATTCTTTAAGTTCTTTAGCTGTGCTTACTTTATCAAATAGGCTAGTCATTTATTTCTCCTTTAGTATATAATATCAAAAAAGACTTGAAAAGTCAAGCCTTAAACCTATTAAGTTCATAAATATGTAGCCATAAGCAAATGAACCATAATAAAGCAACAATTAAATCAATGACTTCTCCTGTAAACCCTGAATATCCAAATAAAGCTATTAGAATTACATCAAAAATAATCTGTAATATAGTTATACTTTTCATATTTTCTCCTTTTCTTATACCATAGTATCAAATTATCTTACATTTGTCAAATATTAAATTCTATTATGTGCTACTTTTTTAGATAGCCCTTAGCCCTTATCGTGTCGTATAATCCCAGCAAGTTAAAAGAAAAGACTACTTAATTTCAAAACTTTTCTATAAATAACTCTGTCAGACTTCTACGCGTCACGGAGTGTTTCTGTTCACGACACTCATGGAACTCATAATCTTTTATTTCATGCTACGCTCTAGGCTATTTGTAAAGTAATCACATTTTCAATTGAGTCTAGGTTTTAAGCAACTATCCTGACCCTCAAGCGTAAGATTATAAATGACTTTCGATATGTTCAACTTTATTCAATATTGAATTCTCTATTTACATTAGTTACAAGTCATTCAGCAACTAATTATTCAATTACATAGATAATAATAACATAGACATTTTCACTTGTCAAATATTATATACTTATATTTTAACATATTGCATTTTACACTTTGAGTTATCATGTGTTATGTAAAATATTCTGTTCCCTCTAATTCTCCTAGCTTTTTGCTTAGCTCGTATTGAATTACTGCTATTTGTTTGATTGCTGATTCTAATGCTTCTACTTTTTTAATCAAAAATTCTTTATCTTCCATTTATTCTCCTATCTATTCTATTTTAACATATCATGTTTTTAATAAAAAAAAGTATGACATTACAAAATATCAAATTAAATCAAACACTCCGGAATTCCTTTAGAAATCTTACAAACAATAAGCTAATTGTGCTTACTGATACCATACTTTACAAACAGGACACACAATGCACTTACTTTCTGCCACTTCTAGTCAAATTTCGGTCAAGCGTGAAACAAAAGCCCTAAGGGGCTAATTTCTTTTTTTTAATATAATTTATTTATTTTCTCCTAAATCAAAATGTATTGCTGGCTGATTGTTCCATAGTTCTAATGTTTCCTTATCTACTTCTGGCTGATTCATGTATTCTCTGTTCATTCTAGCTCTTGTATTAGCTACTTTAAGTTTAATACGCTTCTTGTATTCCTGCTGTCGTAAGTACATCAAATATTTATCTCTAGCCATAGTTACCTCCTATAAAGAGTATAACATAAAATGACTACAAAGTCAATCATAGCTTACATAACAGAGGATAACACTACTCCAAAAAGTGCATTTGATATAATATATACAGAAGTTAAGAGAGGATAAGCAAATGACAGAAGAACAGCTATTATTTAAGCAAGAAACAATGTCAATGGTTGACTTTAACGAGTTCTTACTTAATGCTGTTGAATGTGGTTTGATTAATCTTGATACAGCTTTAAATTTTAAGGGAGAATAAAGAAATGAATAAAGAACATATTTTAGCACAAAAAGAAGTATTGACTCCGATTGAGTACGAACACTATGTTAAACACTTATTTGATATCGGAGAAATTACTAAAGAGCTTTATATTGAATTGAGTTCTGATTTATGAGCAAAGCCTTAGCGATTGACTTTAGCACTTCTAATACTGGTTATGCGTTTCGTAACCCTTTAACAAATGAGTATGTAGTCGGTTCAATTGCAGGTGGTAAAAGTAAAGACCCTTTGGAACGTGCAAAACTAATTGCTGACGGTATAACAGAAATCATTGAGCATTACAACTTATTTGATTATTTTATTTATATCGAAGAACCTATCATCACGTTCAAGTCTAAGGGTAACATCTCATTGATTAGAGCTAACGGTTCATTCTTAGGAGTCATGCGTAACCGTCATAATATTGGCTATGTTGATATAAGCAATTCAATGTGGTGCGGTTATCATCTTATTAAAGGTAAAAGCAAAGCAAGAAAAGAACAAAGTATTGAGATACTCAAGAGCTATAATATAGTACCTGATGATGATATTAACGATGATCAAGCTGACGCCTTTTGTATCTTACTCTATGTAGAAAGTCAGGATAAGTAAATGATTGTAATTAATATTGCCTTGGTTATTCTTGGCATTTTATATGGTGTAGGTTCAGTTACCAACTTTAAAGAGTGGTACTATCGCCATGACTATCTAGCTATTATGTTGAGTGTGTTTACATCTATCTTATTAGTAGTGGCTGGAGTATTAAACATATTGAATTAAAAAAGTAGGTGTACTGATTGACGGTACTTAAATGTTATAGAGTTGACAGCCAAGCAGAGGGTGCAAGGTAACTAACAGCCCTTTGCATATTGCGAGCATAGTATAGTGGTAATGCCACAGATTCCAAACCTGTAAACGTGGGTTCGATTCCTACTGTTCGTGTTCTCCTTTATTTTATTATATGTTAGTACGTCATAGAAGTCTGAAAGCATATAATAACACAGCATAGTATAATAGTATTACAGCTCTACAAAGAGAAGATGAGGGTGCGACTCCCTTTGTTGTGTTAGTGGTGTATAGTCCATAGACGAAGTGCTAAGCTATTGCGCAGTACCTTGCACAACTATACAAGACAGCTGGTTAGAGTAATAAGGCGTACTGACGTGGTGTAGGGTTCGATTCCCTACTGCTCTATAATGAGATACCTGCTACTGATAGTTAGGAATAACAAGATGAGGTAGTCATAGTTAGCAGTATAGTCTAATGGTAAACGTGGGTTCGATTCCTACTACTGCTATAAGATAAGGGAGAAGCAAATGATTATATTATTATTATTATTATTTATTATTATGTTGTTCATTAGTCCACGTATAGCATTGCTGATATTATTGTTAGCTATTAACCCAGTGCTTGTATTAGTATGGCTATTAGCATGGCTTGCTATTAAACTATGAGCTAAGTGATAAAGTAATTGGGAAAAGAAAATAAAAATAAAAATATTTTTTATATATACCCCCCCATTAATCGCTATGTTAAGGGAAGTTTTCAGCACAAAGGACT